AAGAAAGAAGAGAACAAATAGAGAAAGAGACGGAAGATGATGAGAATCTAACAGAACTTAGAGCGATTGATATTGAAATAGAAGAAATTGAAGGTCGTATTGACATTTATGATATTATCTACGAAGGAAGACACTACTCCCTACATTCATTTAAAGTTTTAGAAAGTGATGGAGAGAGTCGTGCAACATGGGCGGTTGGTGATGAATATGCGACTGAAAAAACGGCAGTTCAAACTGTTGAAAACTTAATTGATGATGTTGGTTTAGATGGATTTAGAACTGGCTTTGTTGAGAATCATATAGACGAGGAAGAATTGAAAGATTATTTTAGAGAAAGTGAAGAGGACTATGTCAGAGAGAATTTAGAAGATTTCTTTGATGAAGATGATTTTGTTTATTCGGACCCCCAAATCCAAGAAAGAATTGATGAGATTACTGAAATGTTGGAAGACTCTGAAAATTTATCACAAGAACAATATGACGAATTAAATGAAGAATTGGACGAGTTAAAAGATAGTGATAAAACTATACCTGAAAATTTGATTGAAGAAAAGGTGGAAAGTTTGTTGGAAGATAAAACTTATGATGCTGCAACAACAATTAGAGATTACGGTCTAAATATGCAAGATTTTGTTGATATGGATGCTTTAATTAAAGATGTTGTAGATACTGACGGATATGGTAATACAATTAATTCATACGATGGTACAGAAGATACTGTTGAGTTTGATGGTGAAACATACTATATTTTCCAAATAGATGGTTGATATGGAAAAAACCGAAAAAAGAAAATACGTTAGAAAAAAATCTAATTTTAAGTTAAGTTCAGACTGGATTACGCAAGAGCCGGTTGACTACGAACACAAATATTACATTTTAATGGACTTTATCAAGTACTGCGATGACAAGATTGATAAGTTTGAATTATACCCATTATTTAGTGAGATATCATTTCATTTGGCTAATTTACAGTCAATCAGTAACGAATTTAAGTATATTAGTTTAGATAAGAAATTTAAATCAGTTGATGATGAGATATTAATTAGTGAATTAAAATTTCTACCGATACCTAAATTAAATGATGATGATTTAATTGAGTTCAATAAGATTTTAAAAAGAGCTGGACTCAAAATATACGAGTACTTCAATATAGTTAAGGCTCTATGGACCATCACCTACGATTCGGTGGCAATTAATCTCATCAATAAAGATGATATTAAAGACTTTAATTCTGGTTATTTTTATTGTGAAATAGACAATAAAAAGTATTTATGGAGTTTTACTTGTGGGGAACCTGGTAAGTTAAAGATAGAATCAAAAATTGAAACCATTCTCTCTTACAGTAATGAAACTAAAAAAAGATTTAAAACAATACTAAAAGATATTAATTACAATCCCGAATTACCGGTATTTGAAATTAAAGTTTCAAATAATTTACCATTAGAACATACATTGTTACCGATTTTTAAGAGAAAGGTTGTGACATATATTATGCAATCAAATACAATTGTTTCTTTAAAAAATTCTTAATACATTTGTTGTATGGGATTTAACAAGAAATTTATTGGTGAAAATGAGATTAAACAGATTGATGTTGACATAACAAGAATCAGACACTATTTAAATTCGGATTGTTTAATTTTTAGTAGTAATGAAGTAAGTCAAAAATTTAAAGAATATGAGAAAAAATACAGCACCAACAGAATTGTTACTATCTAAACTTGAAAGACCGATTCATATTTCATATATTTCTGAATACATACTAAGGTTACCTATTGAGATTTGTCAAACCAAAATTGACGAACTTATTAAGTCTGATTTTTTAGAAGAAAGTCAGTATGGTAAAGGTTATTATGTTAGAAAAAAAATGAAATAATGGAAAAAGAATTATTGGAACATTTGTTAAACACTGACAAAAAAGAAATGGTACATAACCCCGAACATTATGGTGGGGTGTCAAATCCATATGAAGCAATTAAAGTGATTGATGCATGGGACTTAGGGTTCTGTCTTGGAAACACGGTTAAATACATCTCACGAGCTGGTAAAAAACACAAAGATAAAGAGTTAGAAGATTTAAAAAAGGCTCTTTGGTATTTACAACATCACATTGAAACATTGGAAGGGAAATGATAGAAAATTATATTAATACCGTTATCAACGGGGATTGTATTGAGGTAATGAAGGAAATGCCGGAGGGAGTGGTGGATTTAATTGTGACATCACCTCCTTATGGAGTAAACATTGCTTATGATGTCCATGATGATGATATGGAAATTAGTGAGTATTTGGAGTTTACTCGTAAATGGATGACTGAGGCCTATAAAGTATTGAAAGATGATGGTAGGATTGCTTTAAATATTCCTTATGAGATTAACAGACAAGCGAAGGGTGGTAGGATTTTCTTTGTATCTGAAGTTTATCAGGTGATGAAGGAGATTGGATTTAATTTCTTTGGTGTTGTTGACTTGGAGGAAGATAGTCCACATAGAAGTAAGACAACCGCTTGGGGTTCTTGGATGAGTCCGTCATCACCGTATATCTATAACCCAAAGGAATGTATGGTTCTTGCTTATAAGAAGGTTCACATTAAGAAAGTTAAGGGTGAACCACAATGGAAAGGAGAACCTACCATAACAGAGGAAGGTAAGACCAAAATGGTTTATCAGGATGAGGATAAGAAAGATTTTATGGAGTTGGTATTTGGTCAGTGGAAGTATTTGAATGACTCAAGACCAATGACCAAGGCAACCTTCAGTATGGATATTCCAACCAAGGCAATTAAGATTTTATCATATAAGAATGATATTGTCCTTGACCCTTTCAACGGTAGCGGAACAAGTTGTGTGGCGGCAGTAATTTTGGATAGAAGATGGATTGGTATTGAATTATCTGAAAATTATGCTAATATTTCTAAAGAACGAATACAGGGTTTTGTTGACCAAAAAAAACAACAGAAGTTACAATTTGAAAACGGGGGTCAGTAACCTCCGTTTTTTATTTTATGATATATTTATATGTATGGAAAATTCAGAAATTATATTAACATTAGTTGAAATACAAACACAGTTTAGATTCTTACACTGGCAAACAACATCTTATGCTAAACACCAAGCTTATGGTGGGGTATATTCAGATTTAAACGAGTTAATTGACGATTTTGTTGAAGCTTGTATGGGTAAACACGGTAGACCAAAATATATGGGTGGATATCAAATAAACGGTATGGATGCTAAAGAGATGGATTTACAGAGCTTCATTGATGAAACTTGTAATTTTCTAATCTCACTAACCGACCATTTTGACCCTAAGAAAGATTCTGACTTACTAAATCTTAGAGATGAAATGTTACATGGAATTAACAAGTTAAAGTACTTGTTAACTTTAAAGTGATTTGATAGTTTAATTTATTGGTATTATACTTACCAATGAATTTTCTATACGGAGTTTTATTATTAATTTTCGGACAAGTATTAACTTTTTTTCAGATTCAGGGACACCTGAAATATGATTTTTTTAAAAATAATCAGTGGTTTTCGGTCCTATTAGGAATTCCAATTTCAATCATATTCATGGTTGGTATTAATATGTTAATTAGACATTATGGTGGGGCTCTTTGGCCGAGTAGAATTATAGGGTTCTCAATCGGTACTATAGTATATGCTGTGATGTCCCATTATCTATTTAGTGAGCAAATCACAATTAAAACTTTAATATGTCTTTCGTTGTCAGTAATTATTGTTTTAGTCCAAGTTTTTTGGAAAGAATAATATTTATATGTTATGAAAAGAATTATCTCTGAAGGTGGTATTAGAAACATCGGGGAATTATCCGATAGATACAAAAAGGCAAAAATTTACTTTCACCAAGATTTAGATGGTGTTACTTCAGCAATTGCCATGAAAAAATATCTTGAAGACAACGGAATTAAAGTTGTTGATACTGAAATTATTCAGTACGGTGATAAAGAATTCTCAGTTAAAAAGGCTGACGCGACTGGTGAGGTTATGCCGGTCTTAGTGGATTTTGCACATGGGAAACCTATGTTCGTTATTCATACGGACCACCATGATAGACAGGCAGGGGCTGAGGACACAGGTTCAACATCGTTTAGACAATCTCGTTCAAATGTTGAAACACTTTCACAAATTATTCCTTCATCTGAAATATTCACAGCCGTTGACGTAGAAACAATATCAATGGTTGATAGTGCTAATTATGCCTCTAATGAGATAACTCCCGATATGGTAATGAATTATGTTTATTCTTTTGATAAGGATTCATCCGCTAAAAGAAATAGAATGATGTTAGGACTTGTCACTAACAAACTATTATTAGCATTTAAAAACAAACCAGGGTTTTTAGAGAAGTTAGTAATGGATGCTCAACCATCTTTGTTGTCTATTTTTAATATTATTAGAAAAGAAATGAAAGATAAGGGATGGGCAGATATTGAAAAACTTGAGATGAATAAAGCTGGTTATGTTTCACAAATGCAAAGTTACCCTGATATTGAAGATAACATTATAGTTCAGTATGGTGGTGGTAATATGATGAAACCTGGCTCTTATGACAGATATACTCCATTTAAGAATAACCCTGAGGCTGACTTTTTGGTAATTGCTTGGCCGTTAGGTTTGTTACAGGCGTCATGTAACCCATTTAAGAAAGAAAGACAATTGAAGGGTGTGAATCTTGGGGAGATTGCTCAAGAGGTTTTATCAAAGTGGGAAGGACAGTTAAAGGAGAAACAAGTTCCTTTGTCAACAATTAAGTGGGTATCAGAAACTGGTGTTGGAGAAGGCTCAGTTGGATTTACGTTCAAAGATTTTGCGGCAATATACGGTGAGAAATATCTAAATAAGAAAGATGGTGTTGAAGAATTAATGGATATTAAAGATTTAATGTCTAAAACAACATCAGAATTAACAGAAGACGAATGGTTATTTTTAGATGAAATCACAGTTCCTGTTTGGGATGTAATCCAAGCAAACTCTGGCGGACACAAATGTATTACTAATATCTCGGGATTAAACTATATTGGAAGAAGTAAGAGACCACCACAAGGTAAGTATAAATATAACCCTGAGTCTGGTGATAGTCCTTATATTAAGTTTTTGAAGATGTTACAGAAAAGATTTGTAACGGTTCTTAAAGATAAGATTAGTGAGTCTGAAAAATAAAAGAGACTGAATCACCGATTTGAATGTTATCGTTTTCACAACGACCACCTTCAATCTCTAATACGTATTTGCCATAACCGTCATAATTCTCACATATTGGTGTGTCACATGGTTCACAGTTATGATATATTTCAGTTATTATTAAATTGCTATCAATAAAGATAATGTCTAATGGTATGATACAGTTTTTCATCCAAAAACTATGGTATCCATTACCCATAAAGAATATCATACCATCAAATCCGATGAATTCCTTACCCATCATCCCTTCGGAAACCTCTCTGTTGGAATTACATACTTTGACTTTAAAATCATTATTATTTATTTTGACATACATACTTATGATAAATATTAGATATGAAACAATCTGCTGGGATTATTGTAAAAGTTAAGGACAAATGTCTTGTGTGTCAAAGAGCTCAAGAAAACGAAGAGCCAGGTAAATGGGCAATACCTATGGGAGGTATTGAGGAAGGGGAGGACCCTAAAAAAGCTGCGTACAGAGAATTTATTGAGGAAATGGGAGTTGATATTAATGGCGATATTGAATCTTATGGTAAGATTAATCGTTATAATAAATTAGGGGTTCAGAAAAGTGTCCTTCATGTATTCACTTATGAAACAAATCAAAAGATAGTTCCTGATTTAGAAAATGCTATGGATGGGTTTGAGCACACTCAATGTCAATATATGGGTAGGAATGAAATTGAGAATTTATACATGTCTAATGGTATTAAAGAACTACTTTTGAATTTTTTGTGATATTTATTTGACACTACCAATTTCTTGCCGTAAGTTTGTAAAAGATTTGACACTTATAGGGAATGAAAGATACTCGGTAGTCAAATTGAAAAAAAAAGTTCTTAATTTATTTGACAGATTGAAAAAAAAGTCGTAAGTTTGTAAAGAATTTGAGATTAAGGTTCACAAAGTGGTAAAACGATGAAAGTTCCAAATCTCAAAAAAAGTTCACAAATAACTTGACAAATAGAAATAAATGTCGTAAATTTGTAAAACAATTCGGAAATGTCCGAAACGTTCTTTGAAAAAATAGATTATCCATTCTCTGAGTAAGTCGTATTCCCACCTTCGTGTGACGAATATGAGCACTGAAAAGAGATAAACGATAATGGGCCGTGTATGGTCCTTAAATAAACTACTAAAGTAGGATAAAGTGGTCTCCCCCGTGTTGAGGAGGCTGCGGTTTGAAACCCCGTAAGGGGTGGAGAACTCAAGTACACAAGTGGGATATCACCAAACCTTTAGTACCGAGGATGACTTCGTAGGGAAAATGG